ATTTGATTTTATAATAAAACCAAAATCCAATAGATACGACAATACCAAACAAATCGGTGATACAGAGCTGCTGTTGAATACAGAAATATCTGACCACCGGTATGTTAGTCGTGTTGGAATAGTATTGGCTACACCAAAGCATCAAGAAACAGAAATACAAGTGGGAGACGAAGTTATTGTTCATCACAATGTGTTTAGAAGATTCTACGATGTTTACGGTGTTGAAAAAAACAGTAGGAGTTATTATAAAGAAGATAAATACTTTGTAAAATCAGATCAAATATTTCTTTACAAAAGAAACAACTTATGGTACGCACCAGAAGGTTATTGTTTTGTTAAACCAATTGAATCAAATAATATATTATTAGAAAAAGAAATTCCATTAAGAGGAATTATAAAGTATATTGACAAAAATCTTAAAGATATAAATAAAAATGATTTAGTTGGATTTACACCTAGCAGTGAATATGAATTTGTTGTTGATGGTGAAAGATTATACAGAGTATTAACTAATTCAATATCTATTAAGTATGAACGTCAAGGAAACGAAAAAGAATATAATCCTAGCTGGGCAGCGAGCTGTTGAAGAACTTATTAAAGTTGCTAAAGAAGCTATTGTAGATTCTAGCGATGATTTATCAGCTGACAGACTTAAAAATGCAGCGGCTACAAAAAAACTTGCAATATTCGATGCTTTTGAGATACTTAATCGTATTGAAGAAGAAAAAGCCTTATTAGATAATAAACCTTTGAGCAAAAAAGAAGATGCTTTTAAAGGGTTTGCAGAAAGAAGATCTAAGTAATGTATAAGCAATCATTATATAACATTATAGAGCCTATTAAAATTAATACTATTAAAAGGCTTAATAAAGGAAAAAAGTGGAAATACGGATATAATAAGGAACATGACGTTGTTGTTATAAGCAAAACAGGTATGATAGGTGATATATATGAGATACAGAATCTTAAAATAGCATTACCTAAACAGCCCAAAGATGTTTTTAAAGGTAATGATATATGGGAGGTTCAAGAATATCCTAAAGAATTGCAAAAAATAAAAACAATATTTGATTGGCGAGATTTGCCAGCAGATTTTAAAAACAAATGGCATGGGTATATTGATTCAGAATTTATTAAAAGAGAAGAAGGTTTTTGGTTTTATAACAAAGGGACTCGCACTTACATTACTGGTACTCATTACATGTACCTGCAGTGGACCAAGATTGATGTTGGGAAGCCAGAGTTTCGAGAAGCAAATAGATTATTCTTCCTTTTCTGGGAAGCTTGTAAGGCAGATATACGATCCTATGGGATGTGTTACCTCAAGAACCGTAGATCTGGTTTCTCTTTCATGGCCTCAGGAGAGGTGGTCAATTTGGCGACCATATCCTCGGACTCGAGATATGGAATTTTATCTAAATCTGGGGCTGATGCCAAGAAGATGTTTACCGATAAAGTGGTTCCCATATCAGTTAACTATCCCTTCTTTTTCAAGCCCATCCAGGATGGTATGGACAGGCCCAAGACCGAGCTCGCTTTCAGAGTCCCAGCAAGTAAGTTCACAAGAAGAAAACTTACCGCCAACGAAGCCATCGAGGATATACAAGGATTGGACACCACGATCGATTGGAAAAACACCGGCGATAACTCCTATGATGGTGAGAAACTCGCCCTCCTCGTTCATGACGAAGCCGGTAAATGGGAGCGCCCCGAGAACATCCTCAACAACTGGCGTGTTACGAAAACCACCCTTAGATTAGGTAGCAGAATTATTGGAAAATGTATGATGGGATCAACAAGCAACTCATCAGACAAAGGAGGTGAAAACTTTAAAAAACTATATAACAATTCAGATGTTACAAAACGAAACCGCAATGGGCAGACTCGCTCAGGATTATATTCTTTGTTCATACCTATGGAATGGAACTTCGAGGGATTCATTGATTCTAATGGAATACCTGTATTCGAAACACCAAAAACAGAAGTTAAAGATGTACACGGAGAAGAAATTGACACTGGCGTTATTGAACACTGGGAAAATGAAGTTGATGGCTTAAAAGGTGACCAAGACGCATTAAATGAATTTTACAGACAATTCCCAAGGACAGAGGAGCACGCTTTCAGAGATGAAACTAAAAACAGTATATTTAACTTAGCTAAGATATATGAGCAAATAGATTACAATGACGAAGTTGCTAATATGTCAAGTGTTACTACTGGTAGCTTTTCTTGGAAAAACGGTATCAAAGATACTAAAGTTCAATTTTCACCAAACCCTAATGGAAGATTTAAAGTTAGCTGGGTACCAAGTTTAAAGTTACAGAATAATATTATAATTAAAAACGGTACAAAATATCCAGGCAATGAGCATATGGGTGCTTTTGGTTGTGATAGTTACGATATATCAGGGACAACAGATGGGCAAGGCTCTAAAGGTTCTTTGCATGGATTAACAAAATTTAGCATGGAAAACGCTCCTGCTAATATGTTTTTTTTAGAATATGTGGCTAGACCACAAACTGCAGAAATGTTTTTTGAAGATATGTTAATGGCGCTAGTATTTTATGGTATGCCACTACTTGCAGAAAACAATAAACCAAGATTATTATATTATATAAAAAGAAGAGGCTATAGAGGTTTTAGTATGAATAGACCAGACAGAGCTAGAAATAAATTATCAATTACAGAAAAAGAAATAGGTGGAATACCTAACTCAAGCGAAGATATAAGACAAGCTCATGCTGCTGCAATTGAAACATATATAAATGATTACGTTGGTATTATAGACGAAGGCCAGTACGGAAATTTATATTTTAATAGAACATTAAACGATTGGGCTAAATTTGATATAAACAAGAGAACAAAGTTTGATGCAGCTATAAGCTCAGGGTTAGCAATTATGGCATGTAATAAGAATAAATACAGACCTAACGCTGAGTTAATAAGACAAAAAGTTAATATCACTTTGAATAAATACGAAAATAAAGGAACTCTATCAAAAATAATAAAGAATTATGGCTGAATCAGTTATGAAAAACTACTTTCCAAGTCAAGCCGTTGGTGATGATGAAAAATTATCAATGGAATACGGCTTAGAAATTGCTAAAGCTATAGAAAATGAATGGTTTAAAAAATCATCTGGTATAAACAGATATTTAACTAACCAAGATAATTTTCATAAGTTAAGATTGTACGCAAGAGGTGAGCAGTCAACACAGAAATACAAAGACGAATTGTCCATCAATGGAGATTTGTCATACCTTAATTTAGACTGGAAACCAGTTCCTATTATACCTAAGTTTGTAGATATAGTTGTTAACGGTATTGCTGAAAGAACATACGATATAAAGGCTTTTTCTCAAGATCCATTTGGTGTAAACCAAAGAACAGCATATATGGAAAGTATAATGGTTGATATGCAAACACAGGATATAAATCAATTTGTGTCGCAAAATTTTGGAATAGATTTATCAAGAATGCCTGCTGATCAGCTACCGGAAAATAACGAGGAGTTACAATTACATATGCAGTTAGATTATAAGCAAGCTATTGAAATTGCTGAAGAGCAAGCTATTTCTACTGTTTTTAATTTAAATAATTACGAATTAACTAAGAAAAGATTTTACTATGATTTAGCTGTAGTTGGTATAGGGTGCGTTAAAAACACATTTAATACCTCTGAAGGAATAAAAATAGAATACGTAGATCCTGCTAATATAGTTTACTCACATACTGAATCACCTTATTTTGACGACATCTATTATGTGGGCGAAATGAAAACAATAACATTAATAGATCTTAAAAAAGAATTCCCTGATTTAACAGATGAAGATTTAAAATCTTTAATTCAAAACGGTGGATCTAGTTATAATCTATTTAATAAGTATACATCAAGATCTGACCAGACCGATAATAATTCAATAGAAGTTTTATATTTTAATTATAAAACGTATATGAATGAAGTTTATAAAGTAAAAGAAACAGCAACTGGAGCAGAAAAAATAATTAAAAAGTCTGATGCTTTTAATCCACCAACGACGGAAGGATTGAAGTTCGAGCGTATAGCAAAAAATGTAGAAGTTCTTTATGACGGAATATATATACCTGGAGCAAAGAAACTTTTAAAATGGAATCTTTGCGAAAACATGCTTCGAGAAAAGAGCGATGCAAATAAAGTAAAAATGAATTACTCTATTGTTGCGCCTCGAATGTATAATGGCAATATAGAGTCTTTAGTTAGCAGAGTTACTAGCTTTGCTGATATGATACAGTTAACTCATTTAAAAATTCAACAAATTCTTTCAAGGATGGTTCCAGATGGGGTTTACGTTGATGCAGATGGTTTAGCTGAAATAGATTTAGGTAACGGGAGTAATTACAATCCTCAAGAAGCATTGAATATGTTCTTCCAAACAGGTAGTATAATCGGTAGATCATTTACTTCAGACGGTGATATGAACCCAGGTAAAATACCTATACAAGAAATAAATAATAGCGCAGGTACAAATAAATTAACAGCATTGATTAGTACATATAACTATTATATGCAAATGATAAGAGATGCTACAGGGTTAAACGAAGCTAGAGACGGTAGTAGCCCAGACAGGAATGCTTTAGTTGGTGTGCAAAAATTAGCAGCAGCAAATAGTAATACAGCAACTAGACATATATTACAAAGCGGTTTATACCTAACAACAGAAACAGCAGAAAAAATATCTTTAAGAATATCTGATGTTTTAGAGTACTCACCTACAGCAACAGCGTTTGTTCAAAGTATAGGTTCTCATAATGTAGCAACTTTAAATGAATTATCTGAATTGCATTTACATGATTTTGGTATATTTTTAGAGCTCGAACCTGATGAAGAAGAAAAGCAAATGTTAGAAAATAATATTCAAGTTGCTATTGGGCAAAACAACATTCATCTTGAAGATGCTATTGATATAAGAATGATAAAGAATGTTAAATTAGCAAATCAATTGTTAAAACTTAGAAGAAAGAAAAAGCAACAACAAGATCAGCAAACTGCTAAAGCAAATATACAGGCACAAGCACAGGCAAATGCGCAAGCACAACAAGTTGCTGCCCAAGCTGAGGTTCAGAAACAACAAGCGTTAATGCAAAGTAAAATTCAATTAGAGCAAGCTAAAGGGCAATTAGATATGCAAAAGCTACAAGCGGAAGCAGCTCTTAAAAAAGAATTAATGAATTTAGAGTTCCAAATGAATATGCAGTTACATGGAGCTAAAAACAATGTTGAAAAGCAAAAGAACTCTGAAAAAGAGAATCGAAAAGACGAAAGAACAAAAATACAAGCTAGCCAACAAAGCGAGCTTATAAATCAACGTAAGAATAACTTACCGCCAAAAAGTTTTGAATCAGGTGGAAATGATATTTTAAGCGGAGATTTTGACTTAGGTACATTTGATCCTAAGTAATATATAAATTGTATAATCATATAATATTTTATTATGGCAGAAGAATTAAAAGTAAAAGTTGTAGAGACTGAAGAAAAGTCTATACAAGAAAAAGAACAAGAAGTACAGAAAGACTCCGGATTTGATAAAGAGTCTGGTATGTACAAAGTAGATTTAACACAACCCCCTAAACAAGAGCAAGATGCCGTTCAAGAACAAGAAGCAGAAAATAGCGTGTCTAGCGGAGACAGCAAGGTTGAAGAAACTGGGCAAGAAGCCAAAGTGGAATTGCAAGAAGTACGACAAGAAGAAGATGTAGAAGAAGCGGTATTGCAAGAAATTACAGATGAAGAAAACACAACTGACGATTCAGGAGTGGTGGAACGCGTTGAAAATACCGTTACCACACCGGAACAAGAAAAAGTATTACAGAAAGAAGAAGCACAAAAACCAATAGAGTATCCTGAAAATATTCAAGACTTAGTTAAGTTTATAAATGAAACAGGTGGCAATTTGGAAGATTATGTAAAATTAAATAAGGATTATGAGAAGTTTGATAACATGGATCTACTTCATGAGTATTATACTCAAACAAAACCTCATCTATCATCCGAAGAAATTGTATTCTTAATTGATGACAAATTTTCTTTTGATGAAGAGGTTGATGATCCTAAAGTTATTAAAAGACAAAAATTAGCTTTTAAAGAAGAAGTTGCTGAAGCAAAATTACAACTTGAATCAAAAAAAGATAATTACTATAAAGAAATTAAAGCTGGTAATAGACTAACCCCCGAAGCAAAAGAAGCATTAGACTTTTTTAATAGGTACAACGAGGAGTCTACCCAGAATCAAGAAATAGCGCAATCTCAAAGAGAAGCGTTTAACAATAAAACTGATTCACTTTTTAATGATAAATTCAAAGGTTTTGAATATAATGTCGGCGACAAGAGATTTAGGTTTAATGTGAAGAATGTAGATAATGTTAGAGAAACCCAGAGTGACATCAATAACTTTACTAAGAAGTTCTTAGATAAAGAAAACAAGATGGCAGATGCTCCTGGTTATCACAAAGCTTTATTTACCGCGATGAATCCCGACTCTATAGCTCAACATTTTTATGAGCAAGGCAAGGCAGATGCTATTAAGCAATCTGTTAAGTCTTCAAAAAACATTAATATGGACCCAAGATCAACACATCAAGAGGTTAAAATTGGTGGCATGAAAGCAAGAGTTATTAGTGGTGATGATTTATCTGGAATTAAACTAAAATTAAAAAACTATTAAAAACTATTAAAAAATGGCAACAAACGTTTCATTTGCTGGCCCATCGGCTGGCAGCATAGTTTCTCCTGCATCTCAAAAAATGACACTGCAGAGTAACTATTTAAATTTTCATTCAGGTGGAGAAAACTGGGCACAACAGTATTTACCTGAATTATATGCTCAAGAAGTTGAAAGATATGGCAACAGATCTGTTTCTTCTTTCTTGAGAATGGTAGGTGCAGAAATGCCTATGGCTTCTGATCAAGTAATTTGGTCTGAGCAAGGTAGACTACACTTAGCTTACACTGGAGAGGTTAATCCTGTTACAGGAGCAATCGATGCTATCGTAGGTATTGATTCTGGTGCAACAGAAGCACACGCAATTAGAAAAGGAGCTACTGTAGTAGCTGTGGTTAATAGCGTTGTATTTAAAGCTTTTGTTACAGCTGGTATCGAGACTGCAACTAATACATTAACTATCAAACCTTACGGCGCTGAGAATGTTGATGATTTAGCTGGTATCGCAACTACTGATAACCAAGCGATTAAATTCTTCGTTTATGGTTCTGAATTTAACAAAGGTACTGACAGCATGACTAATTCTGTAGAGCCTGTATTCAAATCTTTCACTAACAAGCCAATGATTATCAAAGATCACTTTGAAATTTCTGGTTCTGATACTGCTCAAATTGGGTGGGTTGAAGTAAGTGGAGAATCTGGACAAGCAGGTTACCTATGGTACATGAAAGCTGAAGGAGACACTAGAGTAAGATTCGAAGACTACTTAGAAATGACAATGATTGAAGCAGAAAAATCTCATGCAAACGCAGTAGCGGATGTGCCAGATGGATCTGAAGGATTATTATCTGCAATTGCTAGTAGAGGTATGGTGGCAACAAATCAATTTGATGCTGCAACACCTGCTGCTGATAAACTTGCTGAGTTTGATTTATTATTAAAAGAATTAGACAAACAAGGTTCAATTGAAGAGAATATGTTATTCTTAGATAGAGACGCTAATTTATACATTGATGATTTACTTGCGGGATTAAACCCTCACGTAACTGGTGGTGTTAATTACGGTGTATTTGAAAACTCATCTGACATGGCACTTAATTTAGGCTTTACTGGATTTAGAAGAGGTTCTTATGACTTCTACAAAACTGACTGGAAATATCTTAATGATGCTTCTACAAGAGGTCACGTAGGTGGATTAAAAGGACTTTTAGTACCAGCTGGTACGTCTTCAGTTTATGACCAACAATTAGGTAAAAATGTTAGACGTCCTTTCTTACACGTAAGATACAGAGCTTCTGAAATGGATGATAGAAGAATGAAATCATGGATCACTGGATCAGTTGGCGGAGCTACTGCATCAGGTGTTGACAAGATGGAAATTCACTATCTTTCTGAAAGATGTTTAGTAACACAAGCTGCTAACAACTTTATCAAGTTTAGCTCTTAATAACTATTGTAATTTTTACCCTCGTATTTTGTACGGGGGTAACTATTACTTTTTTAAACTATTAAATTATATTATATTATGGAAAAAGTAAAAAAGCAAGAACCTGTAACTCAGGTTGCTAAAAAACCTGTTGAGGTTAAAAAAGAAACAAAAAAAGTGTACAAAGACAAAGTGTATGAATTAAATTTAAATCAAACACCTATTGTGTATGTATTAAAAAGTAGAGGTCTATTTTGGTTTGATGAGAAATTAGGATATGAAAGAGAAATGAAATATTGTGAAAATCAAAAAACAGTATTTGTTGATGAATTTAAAGGGCCGCAAAGATTAAGTCATATTGTTTTTAGAGATGGACAATTATTTGTACCAAAAGAAAAACAAACATTACAGAATTTTTTAGATATACATCCTTGGAATGGACAAAAATTTCAAGAATTTAATCCTATTGAAATTGCTGAAAATGATATGGAATATATTGAAGCTGAAATTAAAGCATTAAATTTAGCTACAACATTAGATATAGACCGTATGGAGGCTATATTAAGGACAGAATTCGGAAATAAAGTATCTACGATGAGTTCTAAGGAGATTAAAAGAGATTGCTTGCTATTTGCTAGGCAAAACCCTTACTTGTTCTTAGAATTGGCTAATGATGAAAACATAAATATTAGAAATGTTGGAATTAAAGCTACTGAATTAGGTATTATTAAACTATCAAATGACCAAAGAACATTTATGTGGGGAACAAATGATAGAAAACTTATGACAGTTCCGTTTGATGAAAATCCGTACTCTGCTTTAGCACAATACTTTAAAACCGATGAAGGGGTTGAAGTATACCAAACTATTGAAAAGAAACTAAAGTAAACAAAATGTAGGCAAGGCCTGCTTTTGTGGGCCTTAACCTATAATAAAAATATAATGGCAGTAAACGTAAACACAGTATACCAAAGAGTATTAGCTATAACAAACAAAGAACAGCGAGGCTATCTTACGCCTCAGGAGTTTAACACTATTGCAAATCAAGCACAGCTTGACATATTTGAACAATATTTTTATGACCTAAATCAATTTCTAAGAGTTCCAGGTAACCAAACAGATTATTCCGACATGGTTGAAATACTCGAAGAAAAAATAAGTGCATTTGAAAAAACAGGAATATCTGTTACCGGAGGCACTACACTTCCCGCAGACCTATATAGATTAGGTACTGTATTAAACAATTGTCCTGATTGTAGAGATATAGAGCAAGTAACCCAAAAAGAATGGTTATATATTCAAAGATCTCCACTTACAAAACCTACAAATACTTATCCTATATATATTAGAGATACTGCCGGAATAAAGGTGTACGGCACTAATAATACTCAGATAACTAGCGGTATATATGCAAACTATGTTAAAGTTCCCGCTGTAGCGGCTTGGGCGGCTAATAGCGCAACTGGGCTATACAATTCAGCTACATCAACTAATTTTGAGCTGCACGAATCAGAAGAGACAGAGTTAGTAATTAAAATATTAGCATTAGCTGGAATAGTAATAAAAGATAACTCTATCTACGCAATGGCTAGTGGAGAAGATACTAAAAGTGTAACACAAGAAAAAGCATAACACATGGCATTTATAAATCAAACACATTACCAATATTATACTCCAGGGCAGAGGTTTACAGCAACTGCAAATCAAACTGAGTTTTTATTAACATTAGACCCTTTACCAACTGCAAAATCAAAATTTATTGTTTTTATCAACGATGTTGAAATAGAAGATAACTTATACAGCTACTCTTCCTCAGGATCAAACGCTGGTAAAATAATATTTGCATCAGGCAGAAGCGTTGGAGATGTTATTCAGGCAACTATTACAAATCCTATAATATCTGGTAACTATAGATATATATCTTTAAATGATATAGTTAATAACTTTATGGTTTCTTACGTAGGTAAAGATAAAATAATTCCTAGAATTAAAAGAACAGATATATTATTTCATACTAAAAGAGGTATTCAAGAGTTTAGCTATGATATATCTAAAGTTGAAAAAATACAAGAAATTGAAGTGCCAGATAGCTTAGCTATGGTTATGCCGCAAGATTATGTTGATTATGTACAAATGTCAAGAATTGATGCACTAGGTGTGGAACACCATTTATACCCGGCAAGATTAACATCTATACCATCCCAATCAATAGCACAGGCTGGTGACTATAGCTATTTATTTGATAATGACGATAGTTTATTAACCCAAACACCTACAACACAAACTCGCTTTAAGCAAGCCGATATGGATAATGTTACTGCTACATTTGTAGATGACTCAATGGGAGATATAGATAGTTTAAATGAAAGAACAAGTGGATATGGCGGTAGATTTGGTTTAACACCTGAATTAGCAACAAGAAATGGAAACTTTATTATGGACGAAGTAAATGGAAAAATACATTTTAGTGCTGATTTAGTCGGTAAAGTAATAACATTAAAGTACGTTTCTGACAGTATGGGCACTGATGATGAAATGAAAGTACATAAATTTGCTGAGGAAGCTATATACAAACACATTGTGTATGCTGTAATGAGTGCAAGAGCAAATTCTCCTGAATACGTAATTAATAGATATAAGAGAGACAGATTTGCAGCAATGAGAAATGCTAAATTAAGATTAGCTAATCTTAACCCTCGTGAAATTGCTCAAGTAATGAGAAATAAATCTAAAGTTTTAAAACACTAAAGTATGCCAGAAATTAAAAATGCTTTCATTAAAGGTAAAATGAACAAAGACCTTGATGAAAGATTACTTCCCAATGGTGAATATAGAGATGCCTTAAACATTGATGTTGACTACTCTAGCGGTAGCGACGTAGGTGCTTTAAAGAATATTTTAGGTAATACTGAAAAATCAAGTATTACGCTTGGTCAAAGCGCTAAATGTATAGGTGTGTGTAAGGATGTTGAATCTCAAAAGATATATTATTTTATAACACATGCTAGCAAAGATGTAATAGCGGAATACAATACTTCAAGTAATGCTTACGACACTGTTTTATGTGACACAGGTAGTATTTTAAATTTTAATACTGACAACTATATCACAGGGGCTAATGTTTTAGATGGTGTTTTATATTTTACAGATGATTTAAACGAGCCTAGACAAGTAGATATTGAATACTGGAAGGCTTTAACTCATAGTTCAGCTAGTTCTACGTCAACAGGTTTAGCAGCTGATAAAATAACAGTAATTAAAAAAGCGCCCTTAGTTGCGCCTACACTAAGCATGAGCAGCTCCTCAAGAGGGGGCTTAGGTACTGCTGGTAATCCAGGCGGAACAATAAAGATTACAGCTGATTTTGGAGCGTCAACAAGCGTTGGCAATTTAGTAAATTCTATAAATACCGGAACTTCATTTAGTAGTAGCACATCTGATTATAGCAGATTTTTTAATGGTGATGGTGCGCAAAATCCAAATTATCAAGTTGGTGACGTTATTGTGTTAACGCACTCTTTTACGCAAACTGATAACACTGTAAAAACTATTAAAGCTAGAATAAAATTAACTGCTTTTGATAACACTCAAACTGGCTCAAACGTTGGTTCATTCACAGCAACAATATTAACTTTATCTGAAAAATCACCAGGAGGTGGGGTGGAGTATTCTTGTTTATTAGAAGAAGATGAGCCTTTATTTAAAGAAAAGTTTGCTAGATTTGCATATAGATATAAATACGATAACGGACAGTATTCTTGCTTTTCACCGTTTTCTAATGCAGCATTTTTACCAGACCCTACAGTGGGCGCTGGCACAGGTATTGAATACGATACAAAAGCTGGTCAAAATTTGGCTATGGTTAACAGTATTCGTTCATTAACTTTACAAAATTTATCTGATAGAATATCTGCAGACGTAAAAGAAATAGATATTATATACAAAGACTCAGTAAGTTCTAATTGTTATTCTGTTGATGTTATAAAAAGACAGTCTAACGGAACAATTGCTACTACTTTCCAAGTTAAAGACGATCAAATATTTAAAACTATACCATCTAATCAATTATTAAGATTATTTGATAGTGTACCTAAAAGAGCAAAATCTCAAGAAGTTACCGCAAATAGATTAGTGTATGGCAATTATACAGAAAACTTTGATTTGAAAGATTCAAGTAACAACGATGTTTTGCCTGTATTTGACATTCAATTAAAAAACCGATACAACCCGGGAAGCGCTAATATTGCGCAAAGGCAATCTATAAAATCCAAAAGAACATATCAGTTTGGTGTGGTGTACATGGATGAGTTCGGTAGACAAACACCTGTATTAACTAGTAACTCGGGCATTTTCAAAACAAGCCAAAACACCTCTTCATTTTCTACACAGTTTACAGCAAAAATTACTTCTAATCCACCTGCGTTTGCAAAAACATACAAGTATTTTATAAAAGAAATAGCAAAACCAACTCACAATTTTATTGGTGATAGTTTTTATCAAGATAAAGAAGGTTTTATATATATAGCTATCCCTTCTGCAGATGTTAATAAAGTTGATGTTGATGACTCTATAGTAATAAAAAAGAAAAGAGGTAATAATATTTCAAATATTACTCAAGAATTTAAAGTAATAGATAAATATACAACACCACCTGAGTTTTTAGCAAAACCTTTAAAAGAAATTTATGTTCCAGATGTTTTTGTATTTAGTAAAAACTTCGAACAAGATCTAGACCAACATTTGTTAAAACCAGGCAGTACACCTGTAATTGGCAGGAACAGAATTACTGTTAGTGCAATGTACAAAGTGCAAGAAACTAATATAGATAGTGGTAATAAAATTGGCAACAATACGGCTAACGGCGTTAGTAGAGAGGCTTACAATTTTTTAAACCCTGGTGCAAAAGTAAAATTTGTTACTGGGTCTGGCGAAACAAACGTATATACAATTGCAAATAAAGAATTAGATTTAGAGTCTGACAATGATTTTGAATTGCATTTTACACAAGAGTTTGGTGACGATATAAAAATACTTTATGATAATTACGATCAAGATAAGTTGTTAAACGCATCCGGATCATCATCAGGAGGTGCTACTCTTGTTGGAGGTGATTCAACAGCAAATAATTCTTCCGACGCAGCAGATGCTTATGGTGGTGGTGTTAAGATGGTTGTTGTTGATCACGTGGATGAAAGCGGAAAAGAAGAATACCAGGGTAAATTTTTTATTAAAATAAAAAATGATAGCGCTATATTAGCTGAATTAAAAGGAGAAGACGATTTAAATAATTTACAAGTACTTAGCACAATATCTTTAGACGGTGATCAAGGTGATGATGACCCAAGACAATTTCATATGTATGGTGGGGGAAAAGCAAATACGGATTCTTCTGTAACAAGAAACGGGAAAAGTACAGCTTTAAGCCCGGTATCGGGAGGTTTTAATGGAGCTTTAAATCATTTAGGAACTAGTACAGGGCAATCTTATCTTGCTTCGCGTGGCTTTATCACCAATTCAGAATTAGACCAAGGTTATCATTTCTGTATAAGAACAGATGTTAAATTTCACTCTAGAGCATCAAAGTATGCTACATTGCCTTTAATTACTGGATTAGAAAAAGCCCCATCAAATAAAAACAATTATAATACAGATAATCCTGTTTATTTAAAATTTGACAGATCAAGAGGACAGGTTATAGCAAATCAAGCGATTGATAATAATGTCTATAAGATTGAAAGAGTATATAAGTATCTTGAAAGAGGTAGTAGCGTATCAGCATTTAACGATGGTGACGCTGTTTATCTAATAAAATTAGATCAGCCGTTAGCACAAAATTTAATTTTTAATGGTGACAGAGAAGTAACTACTCATAACAATATAATGCAAATTTCTGTATTACAATTTAGAAAAGAAGATCAGTTAGTAGGTATACCGGAGCCTCCAATATTTGAGGTTCTACCAAAGGATGACACGGACATTGATATTTATTTTGAAACTCAAGAAAATTTTTCCTGTCAGTCAGGGGGAGTTCATGGCAATGATAATGTTTTATTATACTATAATTGCTTTAGTTTTTCAAATGGCGTTGAGTCATTTACAATTAGAGATACTTTCAACGGAGCAAACTTAGGAAAAGGAGTAAGAGTATCTACTATATTTGAAGACAAGCCTTATATAGAAGAAACGAAAAAGAATAGTTTAATATTTTCTCAAATATATAACAATAAAAATGCACTAAATAGATTAAACCAATTTATTATTGCAGAAGATATTACTAAAGATTTAAATCCAGACTATGGCAGTATACAACTGTTACATACAAGACAAAACGACATAATAGCGTATTGCGAAAATAAAGTTGTAAAAATATTAACAAACAAGGACGCATTATTTAATGCTGATGGCAATACAAATATAACTTCAAACAAAGCTGTATTAGGACAAGCAATACCGTATAATTCAGATTATGGTATAAGTAAAAATCCAGAAAGTTTTGCATCATATACACACAGATCTTATTTTACAGATAGAAACAATGGTGTTGTTGTAAGGCATTCAATGGACGGTATGGAAGCTATATCTAATTACGGTATGAAAGATTTTTTTAGAGATAGCTTAATTAGCAATGCAGGACTAATGGTAGGGTCGTATGATGTTAAAAAACATCAATACAATATTAGCACTCATACCTACAATGTTAACAGTACTCTATCTTTTTCCGAATCAGTTAATGGATGGGTTAGTAAAAAGTCATTTGTACCTGAAGCAGGTATTAGTATGACCAATAAGTATTACACATTCAAGCAAGGTAGAATATATGAACATCACACTAACGCAACCCATAGCTCTTTTTATGGTACAGCTGTTACCCCTTATGTAGAGTTTGTGTTAAACGAAGCGCCTGCTAATATGAAAAATTTTAGAACACTAAATTATGAAGGTGATAGCGGATGGACATGCGCAAGTATTGTTACTGATCAGCAAGACGGAAATATAAATGCTTTTATTGAAAAAGAAAACAAATATTTTAACTATATTAAAGGCGTTACAGAAACCGCAAGCACTATTGATACTAAAGCGCTAAATATACAAGGTATTGGAGATTGGTCAGGTAACGCTAGCGCTGGTACAAATTTAAGAAAATATACTTTTGCAAATCAAACACCTCAAGATTTACAAATAGGTGACGATTTGTACTATGTACACCCTAGTACTGGTGTTAAAACTAAAATAGGGCCAGTAACCGCAATCACTGCAACAGAAGTTACAGCAAACTTTTCAACTACAAGTTCACCGCCGTCATATCCTACATACTTTGTATTTTATGTAAAAAACGCAGAATGGCAAACCAGTGGTTTATTAGGGTATTATGCAACTGTTAAAATGCAGAACACCGCATCAACATCTAAGGAAATATATTCTGTAGGTAGTGAAATTAGTATAAGTAGTTAATACGTAATAATAAATATATAAAAAAATAGCACATGAATATTGTATTAGAAATATCAAACTTAATAATAGACGCCCCTAGCGGAGAAACAACCTGGGCTGTTGCACCTGCTGTAGCGGCGGCGGGGATACAGATGGCCGGGCAGGCCGTAGGTGGAGCTATTAAAGCAGTAGGCAGTTTATTTGGTGGTGGTAAAAGAAGACGCGAACAAAGAGCTGCACAACAAGAATTAGCTGGTAGAATGTCAGAATACGAATCTTTAGATACGTCAAACCCTTACAAAAATTTAACAAACACTTATGAAAATTTAACTGTTAATACACAGGCTGCAGATTTCGCTGCACAACAATCTTCACAAGGAGCAGCTAATATAATGGGTAACTTAGCGGCCGCGGCAGGTGGTGGCGGAGTAGCTGCTTTAGCGCAATCATTAGCTAATTCACAAGCGCAGGCTGCACAACAGGCTTCTGTAACAATTGGTCAACAAGAACAAAGAAATGCAATGTTAGGAGCACAAGGGGAGCAACAAAGACAACAAGCTGTTGCTACTGGCGAAAGACAAAGCCAAAAAATGAATATGGAAAAAACCGGCACAATGTTGGGTATGGCACAACAAAGAAAAGCTGCTGCTGACCAAGCAAGAAAAGACGCAACCGATGCGTTGGTAGGAGGCATGGCGGATATGGCTGGTGGGGTAGCCAGCGCGTCTATGGCTGGAATGGGTGGTAAAAACAAGGCTGGCTTCTTAAGCAAAGATAGTTTTAAAAATATTATGGGCAGTGTGTAGTAGCGTGATTACTGAATAAAAAAAAATAAATACAATGGCAAACAAATTATTAATATTAGGTGCTGCAATGGCACACAAAAATAAAAGCTACAATCTTAGTAAGTCTATTATACCAGCTGTTGATAAAATGGTTAAAAATATAGGCGCTGTAGCGCAGACTATAGCAAAAACACGAGAGGCTGCTAAACAAAGATCAAACAAAACAAGCAATCTTGTTAATCAATACTTAGATAAACTTCCTGCAAACCCTGATATTGAGTTACTTCCAGAGCCAATAGCAAATGTGTATTATAATGAATTAAATAATACTAAATCTGAGATAGGCAAATTAATTGCTGAACGAAGTGGCCCTAATGCCGCTAACTATGCGCCCGGCACTGAAGGTTATATGGAAATAACCACTGCAATAAATAAAGAAAAAAAGAATCTAAATAAATTATTAAAAGACGCAGAAAAATTTCAACAGATAAATGCTAACTGGTTTAATGAGCATGGCAACATTTCTGGTTTTTGGAAAGAATCAAACCCTGAGTTATATGAAGCAATGGGTAATATATTGAATACTGAAAATCCAAATTATAACGTAACACTAGACGAAAATAAAGATTGGGTAATTTCTACTGATATTGACACCAAAAACATTAAAGTAAATTTAGATGATTTAGATTGGGCTCAAGTTTCAATGCCTGAAATAATAGATATTAACAAAGAAGTAAAGGCCGCTAAACTAAGTGGTCTACAAGGTTTAGAACTAGATATTGCCGACATTACAAACTTAGGAATAAAATATGATTCTATGATAGGCGATGATGAAAGTAAATTGTATTCTCTTATGTTTGATGAATTACGTATAGCTAATAAAGGTGGTAAAATTTCAATGTTTACAGATATAGATTTTGAAGAAGACTACCCTAACTTCGATGAAAATGATCAAAGTACTTGGCCTGATTTTCAAGAAATGAAAAATAAAACTATAGAAAGACTTATAAAAATAAGCGTTGATGAAAACAAAAAGTCTTTAAAAAGCGTAGCTTTAGACTATTACAATACAGGAACAACTTCAGAACAAACTCGAAAATTTAACACAGGAGCATCCTTACAAAGTTTATATGAAGGTATAATGAATTTAAAAGACAAATCTGCTCTTGAAATTGCAAATTATGTTGCAGACAAAAGTGTTTTTGCAAACAAAATAGGGGGCAGTAATAAGTTTACTATGTACCCTGTTGGGGGAGCAGAAAAACAAGCCACTAACTCATATAACATTGAATCTGAAATAAAAGATTTCCAAAAAAATCCTGAAAAAATATATGATTTATTGCAAAAGTTATTAGCGAAAAATGATAGCGCATCTAATATTGCTTTGGATATTGATAATTTTAAAATAAAAGTTGATAAGAAAGAATTAAATTTTATTGGAGGAAGCCTAAGGCCAACAAAAACAGATTAATAAAAATTTATGTCAAATATAAACGAAACTTTAATTAAAGCTTTATATACTGAATTTGATCCAAAAGTAAATATTCTGGCTCAGGTAAATTATGTAAAAGAAAATTATACATCGCAAGATAAATTTGTAGAAGACTTTTATAAAGAATATGGAGTTGAGCTAGGCTTAAAACAAAAAGTATTTATAAACGCTAACTTTGGTGGTTTTGAAGAAATAGTTAACCCTACCGTAAAAGCAAAGGACTATGATGTTTCTATGTCTGAAACTTCTGCGGAGTTTTTATCTGTTGGTTCTTTAACTGACCAAGAGTATGAAGACATTGATACTAAATTTGCAGATATTAGTTATTTTGATGAAACGTTTGTGGATGAATATGAAGAATTCAAAAATATAGGAGGTCCTCGAGGAGCTATGGTTGATTATATTCTTGGTGGAGATATATCTAATGCAGCTAATACATTAGCTACTAAACCCGTGTACTCGCAAGACCTTCCGGGGTTAACAAAAAGAGATTTTGAAGAAGATGTCGCTAGAGAGATTGACAAAATACAAAACCCACATAAATATGATTTAACTGACGAAGAGGTTGAAGAATTAAATTTAATAAGAAATGAAATTTTTTCTGACGACCCTGATTCTGTTTTAAATAAAACACAAGACTTTGCAAAAAATAGATTATTAGAAAAATATAAAAGTAGATATACAGACAACATAATCCAGGATAAAGTTAACAATTATATTAAAAGCAATAGCAAGTATTTTACAACAAGAGCAAAACTAGTAAAAGAAAAAACTGGAGTTGATATTAATGCTTTTACTTTTAGTAGAGCGCAAGGAGGGCTTGGAGCTAGTATTGGTTCAAATGTTAAAACTGACAACAAAGACATAAGGTTAAGCGATCAAAGTATTATTTTCACAGATATAGATAAGTTTCAAGAAGTTAGTAAAAAAATATCAGCCGAATATAATAAAAACGAAGAGTTAAAAAAAGAAATATTAAATTATAAAGAACGCGTATCAAAACCTGATTTTGAATTTGATGCCGAAGAGAGCGTGGCAATGAGAAGAAATATATCTTTGTACAATGCTAATAGAAAAGCTTTACTAAAGGTTATTCCAAACATTACAGCTCAGAATAAAAATATCAAAGTATTATTAAATAGTACTAATTTATTAGAAAAAAATTATGATTTAATAGAAAAAAATTTAGCTCAAATAGCCTTAGGGTTTGGCGATATTGGCTTAGGAATAAGCAGGGTAGCTTCTGTATTTTCGATTTCAAATGTTTTATACAATAACGAAAGAATTGAATACATGGATAATCTTGCATTAGAGTGGGATAATTACAAAGCAGGTGTTAAAAATTCGTATCGTCCAGACATTAAATTTGCAGACGCATTTAAAGATGGCAACTTTTGGGAGTTTACAGCACAAGAAGTTTCTACACAAATACCTATATTCACAACGATGATTGCCTCTGGTGGGCTTACAGGGCTTGCAGCAAGATCAATAGGTATTGCAAAAAATTTAGCCAAAATTGAAGCTCTTGGCGCTGGTGCATTTATTGGAACATCATCTGGTGGTCAAAACTATAACACTATGACAGCCGAAGAGATGAGAGATCCTTTCGTAAACTATAGTGAAGCTGAAAAGTTTTTAGTATCAGCGGGTTATGGAGCCGCTGAAGGTATATTTGGAACTGCTCCGTCTTATTATATGCTGAAAAACACTGCTAATATGCTTACCAGATCAGGTAAAAACGCTATGGCTAAAGAGGGTTTCAAACGATATTTTGCAAAAAATATAGCTTTCCCTATGATTACAGAACCTTTAAGTGAGGGGTTAACGTCTATGACTCAGAACATGTTATTAGACAGACCTTTAATGGAAAACGTTGATCACGCAATGTTTTCTGGTTTAATGTTTAGCGTTGTTATGAATGCTTCACCGGCACTTGCAGGTAGAATGATGCAAGACTTTAGCTCTATAACAGACATGAAAGAGTTTAATAAAATAAATTCTGAAATGAACGCTATTGATAAAGCGTTAAATAGAAAAAACTCTATGTTTAAAAGAAACTCGACTGAGTGGAGAAGCATGAGAAACAATTACCGCCAGTTGCAAATGGACAGAGATGCTATAGTTAACGATTTATATAATAATATAACAACTAAAGTTTCTAAAAGATCTTTTAAACAATTCATGGACAACACTTCTGCTCAATCAGAAATTAGACTTCGTGCACAAAAAATAATTAACGATGGTGGTTTATTTTTAGGCAAAGAACAAACTGCTGTTTTAAACGCATTACAAAAAGATTTTGATCAGCTCCAGTTTTCAAGAGATATGTTTAAGTCTCAAGAAAATTTTGGAAATGAATTTTCAAACCTACTAGGCCAAGATTCACAGCTTTATGATTTATATATAAAGAAAGCAAAACAAAATTTAAAAGCAGACGGGGTAAATGACCCTAGTTCTGTTAAAACTTTCCAAGAAGCTTCCAGCTTATATTTTAAAGACCAATTCCAATTATTTACAAATAACGCAAAAAACAATAAGTTATCCAATATAAAAGTTTTTGAAAACAATCAAGATTTAATTAATTTTATTGATTCAGACCCCGCACGTAAAGCAGAGTTTGATAAGAAAAATAAAAGATGGATTGTTGAAAATGGCAAACTAGTTCTTAAAAATGATACTTACAGAAACGCAGTATTAAGAGGAGATATTAATGGTGCTAATATTGTTGTTAATGGAAAAAAGTTTGAAGTTATTTCTAAAGAAAATTCTTTAAATAACGAAAGGGCGGGTACTGGTTACCACGAGTTTTCTCACTCGGTGCTATTTGAAGCATTAGCAGCAAGACCAGAACAATATTCTAGTATAGCTAAAAACATTATTGACTACGTGAAAGAAACAGACACAAAGTTATATAATACTATGTTTAAGTCTGGCGGTGGTCAACAAGCAGATATACTAAGTCCTGAGGAAGTTGTTGTAAACTTTTTAGAAAGAGTTGCAGAAGGTAAAGTTAAAGATCCTAAATTTATTGGTGTTATTTCAGAAAGCTTAAGTAAAACAAGTGGGTTAGATATTAACTTTAGAAATGAGATAGACACTATAAAGTTCTTGCATGATTTAGGAATGAAAATTAAAGACGGAACCCTTAGTAAAGCTGATCTAAGAGGTATACGATTAAATTTAAGAGAAAAGCTAGATAAAGCAGATTCAGATGTTGGTAATATAAATATAACACAGTTTTCAGATTCTGATGCTAATATTATACAAACAATATTTAATAATCTTGGTGCAGCAGGTGTTCAGCAGATTGCAGAAAACAAGTATGTTAAAAAGATTTTAAATGAAGTTTCTTCAAAATATAAGCTAGTACCTGGTTATAATGTTTATAAAAAAGAATTTGAAGATGGTTTAGTTAATGATCCTGTATATGGTATATTAGGTTCTTTACTTACATACGACTCAAAAAAGAATCCGGTGTTAGTTTCTCATATTATAACTAGATTAAGACAAAGAAGTAAAACACTTGCAAAAAATATATTTCCTCAATTTTTTGATGAAGATGTTACAGAAATTAAAAATGTAACAGAAGACGTTACCAGCCCTGAAATATTAAATCAAAGAGAAAGCTTAAGAATTTCTTTGGGCCTTACACCAGAGGTTATATCAAAAATTAAAGAATCAGTTTTAAAAACATTTAGAGGTAAGTTACCAAATGTTACAAGCATGGATTTTAGAAATAAGCTAAAAGAATCATTTAGAATATATTTAAAGAAAACTATTGCTAAAGATGTATTAGGTAAAGGTGAAGGATATAATAAATTTTTAGAAAATAATTTTGAATTAATATATCAAGTGTTATCACAAAATACTATTAACAAAAGATTTAAAGCTTTTGCAGAACCTATATTAGATAAAGACGGTAAGCAAGCAAGAGAAAAAACAGCAGAAGGTAATAAAATATTTGTTAAAAGAAAAATTACAAAAGAAGAATTTGTAAATTATTTTCTAGGTGAAGATGTTGGTAGATCTACACAGGGTACAAGAAAAACAGCATTAGCAGAAGGTTTAGCTGAAGAAATTGCATTTGATGCAACATTAGATGTACTTAGAGATACCTCCCCTATTGATTCTGACGGTAACACTTTACTAGATAGAGTTGAAAAAATTATTGAAATTAATGGTGAACAGTTTAGCGAAAACTATTTATCACAAGTTGCAAAAGAAATAGACAGAGCTACTGATTTTAAATTTAGTGATTCCAGCGCTGGCATAACTGTATTAGATTTTGATGACACTGTTGCAATATCTAAAAGTAAGGTAATTGTTAATATGCCAGATAAAACTAAAAAAGAAATAACACCTGCTGAGTTTGCAAAACAGCATGACGCATTAAAGAGCACTGGTGCAGAATTTGATTTCAGTCAGTTTAATAAAGTAATAGGCGGTGAGAAAGGACCTTTATTTAGCAAATTACAAAAAGCTGTAAATAAATTTGGTAATAAAAATGTTTATATATTAACCGCAAGACCTCAAGCATCAGCACCAGCAATAAAAGCATGGCTAAAATCGCAAGGTATAGCATTGTCAGAAAGTAATATAGTTGGATTAGAAGACGGATCTGCCCAAGCAAAAGCAGATTGGATATTAGGTAAAGCAGAAGAAGGCTTTAATAATTTTTACTTTGCAGATGATGTTTTAGAAAATACATATGCGGTTGAACAAGTTCTATCGCAGGTTGATGTTAAATATAAAATTAATAGTCAATTCAGCAGTTCTGCGGCTAATTTTAAAAAATTAATTGAAAGCGCTTCAAATAATTTAGCAACGTTTGATGATTTTTTCCAAGCTTTAATTAGGGGCCAACAAAAATACAATGTAGATATATCCAAAAGAAAAGGGCAAGTTTTAGAGTATTATGTTTCACAAGAATTAAAAGGAATATTTGGAGATAATATAAAAATATTAAACGCTGAGCAATTAAAGTCTTTAAAAACAGGAGACACAGGAGTTGACGTAAAGATTCAAATTGGTGATAGAAAAATTGGAATTGAAATAAAAACCAAAGTGACAGATAGAATGGGATCAAAATCTGGGTACAAAGGTATAATGCAAGAATTTGGGAGCGATGTTGCTAGTCAAGCGATAGAGGCTCAAACAAAAATAAATGATAAAATAGTAAAAGCTCTTGATAAATTAGGAATTGAATACACTATAGATAAAAAAGATAATTCAATAATTACTCCTAGATATATAAACAATAAAGAAATAGCTGAAGTATTGGCTGAAAACGGCGTTGAATTTTCTGACACACAAATGGATATTAATATAGAATCTACTAAAGCAATAGTTGATTTATACGAAAAGAAAGGAGCTGACTATATTTATTTTGGAGATAAAGGTTTATTTTCTTTAGGTCATAATCCTTTAAATTTAGACGTAAGAAGTTTATTAAATTTAAATTTAGATACAAAATTACAAGTAACTATTAAAACAAGCAAAAGAAAGAAAAACGCGCCTAGAGATAAGCAACAACGTAGGTTTTTTATAAGAGCGTATTTAGGCATGGCAAAAAAAGGAACTATAGATGTTATTTCTAGAAATGACATTAACCCTAGCACGCAAATAAATGAATCTTTTGCAACAATGCTTAGTAATAGCTCTGTAAATTTAGACAATCAAATAAACAATATTATTGAAAAAAGTTCAGGTATTAAAAACATTGTTCGCTATTCAGACACAAAAGCTAGAATGCTTGGAAAAGATAAAGGCAAGGGTGGATTTTTATTCCGTTTTTCAGCTGATGATTTAAAAGGATTTACATACGAAATAGCAAAAGGTATAAAAGGAAAAGAGGGAGATGCGGCTTTGCAATTTTTCAAAGAAAATCTTCATAGACCATACGATGCTGGGATGCAAGCTATTAATTTTGAACAAATAAAATTAATGGATGATTTTAAATCTTTAAAAAATAAATTAAAAACCGTACCAAAAATATTAGGAAAAAAAATTAAAGGAGATGTATATACTAATGGGCAAGCTGTAAGAATATACATATGGAAAAAACAAGGTATGGAGATACCGGGCATTCCTAAACAAGATGTTGCAGACATGGTAAACCACGTTAAAAGTAATTTAAACTTATTAGAATTTGCAGATGGTTTAGCTAAAATAAACGGGGTTGACGGATATCCCGCGCCTATATCAAACTGGGAGGCTAGTAACATTGAGATGGATATGTACGAAGGTTTAAATACAAACAAAAGAGCTAAACATCTTAAAAGCTGGCAACAAAACGTTGATATAATATTTTCACAAAAGAATTTAAATAAAATGCAAGTAGCTTATGGCGCTGATTTTGTTAAAAATATTAAGGGTATGCTAGAAAGAATGCGAACTGGAAAAAATAAAAAACCAGGTGGCAGCGAAATAATTAACAAATGGAATGAATGGATTAATGGGTCTGTTGGCACAATAATGTTTTACAACATGCGTTCCGCAATACTGCAAACAATATCTATGGCTAACTACATTAATTGGCACGATAACAATATGTTAGCAGCAGGTAAAGCTTTTTCTAATCAAGATCAATATTGGAAAGACTTCCTATATATATTTAATTCAGACTATCTTAAAGTAAGAAGAGGCGGATTGCAATTAAATATAAATGAAAACGAGTTGGCTGATCAAGCAAAGAAAAAAGGTGTTAAAGGTGTTATAGCTTTGATATTAAAAAACGGATTTACCCCAACAAGAATAGCGGATAGTTTAGCAATATCAACAGGTGGTGCAACAATGTACAGAAATAGAATAAAAACTTATATTAAGGATGGGTTATCTCAGACTGATGCAGAAGCAAAAGCTTTTGAAGATTTTATGGACATTACAGAAGAGTCACAACAATCAAGTAGACCTGATAAAATATCTGCTCAACAAGCAAGCTCAGCTGGTAGAATATTATTAGCGTTTGCAAATACGCCTATGCAATATAACCGTATGATTAAAAGAGCTGGTCAAGATTTATACTATAATAGAGGTAACTGGAAAACAAATACCAGTAAAATAATTTATTACAGCACAATACAAAACTTTATATTTAATGCTTTACAAAAAGGATTATATGCTTTAGGTTTTGGTTTAGACGAAGATGATCCTGATAAACAAAGGGAAAAAACCACTAGTGTAATGGAAGGTATGGCTGATTCATTATTAAGAGGCGTAGGTATTCAAGGGCAAATAGCTTTAACAGCTAAAGCATTTTTAAAAGATATGGCCAAAGAAAGAAGAGGCTTTACTGAAAAAAATTGGGATAACATATTAGAGTTGTCTCCGCCTATAGGTAGTAAAATTAGAAAAATGATGAGTGCAGATTATCTTCTAAAAAAATACGATAATAGTGTACAAGCAGGTGCAACAGATATTCGTAACCCATATCTTATGGCTTATGCACAATACGCTTCTGCTTTATTTAATATACCATTAGATAGAGCATTAAGAAAAGCACACAACGTACAGTCCGCTTTAGCAAGTGATACAGAAGGTTGGCAAAGTACCGCTTTACTTTTAGGATGGAATGAATGGGATATTGGTATAGACGGAATGGAAAGAGAACTTGGCAAAACACCTATAAAAACAGAAGAATATACAAAAGAAAGAAATGAAACCAAAGAAGATCACCAAAGAAAAGTTGATTCAATTGTAGATTTAGGATACACTAGAATTCCTTTAACAGGACCAAGATCATTCGAACCAGAAGGAAAATTAGGTGTAGATTATTTAAGACTCAAAAGAAAAATTGACGGCAAGTACCAATACTTTGTTTCAAAAAAAGTTTTTGATGCTAAGTTTCCACCACCACCACCAAAAAAAGTTAAAACAGCTGAAGATTATAGAAATCAAGTATTAGAAAGATTGAAAAAAAAATATAACAGAGAAATTAATTAATTATGGCAAAAGACGCATGTTACAAAAAAGTAAAAGCAAGGTATAAAGTGTTTCCTTCCGCTTACGCTAGTGGTGCAATCGCTAAGTGTAGAAAAGTAGGAGCAGCTAACTGGGGTAATAAATCTAAAAAATAAAACAATGGCAAAGAAAAAATTCAAACCACACACAATGTATTGCAAAGACGGTAGCACTAAAGAAGCAAAAACGTTTAAAGATCATTTAAAATTTAAAGGCGAAGGCTGCGGACATAAAAAACCGAAAGATGGCGGTAAAGAAAAGTAAAAAAGGAGCGAATCTTAAGCGATGGTTTAAAGAAAAATGGATTGATGTACGCACTGGAAAACCATGTGGCCGTAGCAAAGGCGAAAAAAGAGGAACCCCATATTGTAGGCCTAGTAAAAGAATATCTAGCAAGACTGTAAAAACAGCCAGTGAAATGTCATCTTCTGAAAAAGCAGCAAAAATAAGAGAGAAAAAAAGACTAGGACAGCCTGCTGGTAAACCTAGGCGAGTAAAAAACGTTAAAAGAGGTAAAAAATAGGTGATTACATATATTATACAAACCTAACAAAAAAAAGTAAAGGAATGAAACAATTATTACTATTAATAACGCTTATATACAGTATAAACGTTACAGCGCAAGAACCAAAAAAAGGTTTATTTAAAACCTTGTATGAAGACTTTTTAAAATATGGTACCATATACGGTGCTGGAGATGTTAGTAATTCTATTGAGGCCAAAGAAAATGTATTTTTTGTTAGAACACCACCTGGTGCTAGTTTGTATGACATACCCGTTTTAGTAGACGATACTCCTGATTATCCTTTTGACTATAGATATGGCTTTGGTATTAGAAAGTTAGCTAGGTTCAGTTATGAAAGAAAACCTAAAAACTTTTATGATGGTACTGAAGAGCAACTTGCTTTTAGAGCTCCATCATCAGCTTTGAAAGGTTTAGAATATCAAATACATTTTGAAAAAGAAAGATTTAGGGGTGATCATTTTGATAACCATAGAATATTTCTTAAGCATACTGGTAAGTATCACATAGTAAAAGCTGAATCAAGAGAGGTTTCTAAGATAAACCTAAAATATCAATCAGCAGAAGTAAGAGCAAGATTACCAATTGGCAAAAAGTTTAGTATATCAGCGGGTGCAATATACCGAACACATGATAGAGCCTACGGGTATAATCCAATAGAAATATGGTTAAATGAAACGCAAGTATATGATGATGGAAATGGAAATACATTTGAATATCCTTTAAATCCTTGGTATAGCCTAGGTTTTCAATACGGATACTCTGATCATTACACAACCTATACTGATTCACAAACAGGCGAAGAAGTTAGCGACTGGATATGGAGAGATGAAAATGGAGAAATTGTAGCTTACTCGGATCTTCAATTTAGAGAAGACGTGTTTACAGAATTAATGAATAGATACAATGGAGAAAGATGGGATTTGCTAGATTCTTTTGGTGAAGTAGCACCGATTGTTGGTGCTGATTACTACACTTACAAAGGTAAGTTTTGGCTGCATGCTTATGCCAACTACATATTACCTTATCATAAGTACGTACAAGGAGATAAAGAAGTTTCTTATTTAAACAGAAACAATTGGGGGTTAGGTGGATTAAGACAAGATTCGGAGCCAGAACAATGGGATGATTATTCAGCTGGATTAAGTTTAGGCTGGAAAATTAATAAAAATTTAGGTATATTTATGGAAGGTGAGTATTCTAAAATGTGGGATAGTGAAATATTCCAATCAACAATAGGTTTAAACATAACACTTAAGTAGAACATGAGCACACCACAGATAGGAGAAAATACAAAAGTAACACTTGATTTAAAAACAATAGGCACAATAGTAGGGTTTACTATAGCGTTGGCTACAACTTATTATACTTTGAAAGGAGATATAGCCCTTGCTATGGAACTTCCTAAGCCTCCTATATCAAAAACAGAGTTTGAATTAAAAGATGAGTTAATTCGTAATACTATAATGGACACTCAAGACGATGTAGAAATGATCTTAGAAAAACTAGATAAACTAGACGAAAGAATATACGAAATACAAAAAAATAGATAATGAAATATTTAATTTTAATTTTAATACCTTTTATATCATATACTCAATCAGACGTTCCGGATAAATATTGGTTAACTGATAAAGATTTTGAAAATGTAATATCTGGTAATTCTGCTTTTGGAGATGATGAAAATAAAACTATTCTTGTAGAATTTTGGGCGGAATTTAATAAAGAAAATTGCTTTAACGAATGGGAAAAAGTGAAAGACGCTTTATATTATAGAGTAGATATATCTAAAGCGCCAATAACGAAAAAAGAATATAGAATACGTATGGCACCAACCTTATTAATATTTAAAAATGGCGAAAAAGAAGCCACATTTAAAGCTGGGTTGGACTTATTACTTCCTACAGATCTTAATGAAATACAAGAAACAATAAACGAAATTAACACAGCAAACAAATTTTAATAAGTTATGGGATTTAATTATAAAAAGAATATTAATAATAAATTTGAAATGCCACGCAATAAAAGTCCGTTTGGAATGTTTACTACAAACGCCGCTGACCTTATAAAGCCTAATTTACCAGAAGGTAAACTAGTAGAGTTTGAACCTCAGCAAATGCAAATTGGTGGCGGAGCTATGGGCCTTATGGGAGGACTTGGCAAAGGATTATTAAAATTAGGTATTGGTATTTTTGAAGGTTCAATGGGTAAAACTAGACCTCCTCACGAACTAAAAAAAGAATTTGATGTGGAAAAAATAAAAAATTTAAAAATATGAATGAAAAAAATTATTGCCCTTACTGCGGTGGTGGTTGCAAGCTGTGCTAGCCCGCAATCCATAAGCCAAGATAAATATTATCATTTTGCGGCTGGTGCTACATCAGCATATGTTGCAAATCAAAAAGATTTACCACAAGTGGCTTCTGCTTTTGCAGCGGGATTTGCTAAAGAAACCTACGACTATATACGAAACGGTAAATTCGATACTAAAGACTTAGTAGCCACCACTTTAGGTGGTATAGTTATAAAATATGTTATTAAATTAATTAAAAACAAAAAAGATGTTAAAATTAACAAAACAATTCCTAAAAGATATTTGGGTCCTGTTATGGAGTAAAACCACAATAGACGAAAAAGCAATTGCTACAGTAAAAGAAATTAAAAAAAGATATAAGCTTACAGCAGAAGAATTGGCGGACGTTGCTAAAGCTATAAAAGAGGTTGGAAATCAATTCGAAGATATAGACGATGCTGTGAAAGGTAAGCCTCGCAAAGGCAGAAAGAAGAAAGATGTTAAGTAAACACGTTAGTATGAAGGAAGGTGTGTATAGCATAACAGCAAAACGCCTTGGCTTAGATAACACACCTACAGAAGACCATATTAGAAACATGGAGTTATTATGCGAAAAAGTATTTGAGCCTCTTAGAGCCCACGTAAACGGCCCTATAAAGATTAATTCATTTTATCGTGGTGCTAAACTTAACAAAGCAATAGGTGGTAGTAGTAAATCACAACATTGTAAAGGACAAGCTATGGATATTGATGATACGTATTCCTATATGAGTAATGCGGACATGTACGAATACATTAAAGATAACTTAGATTTTGATCAAATGATATGGGAGTTCGGCACAATAGGCAACCCTGATTGGGTACATGTAAGCTATGTGAATGCAAAAGACAATAGGAATAGATGTCTAAAGGCTTATAAAGATAAAGATAATAAAACCAGGTACATGGTAGTATAAAAAATAAAGGGAAGCTGTTTAGCCTCCCTTTTTTTATTAACCATCACAGGCTAAACAATCTCCATCCATTGCTTTCTTAGCAATATCACCCCGCAATACAGATTCTGTTCTTGTATAATATAGGGTTTTTACTCCTTTTTTCCACGCTTCAAAATGAACTTTATTAATCCATTTTGGTGTAGCTACACTAGGAAATGCTAAGTTTAAACTAACCGACTGATCTACATACTGCTGTCTCAGTCCAGCTTGATTAACTAACTCTAGTTGATTAATCTCCTTAAAAGTTTTAAATACCTCCTTTGCGGTGACGTTGTGCGCCATAATAACATCATCAAGCTCAGTAATATTTTGTACGCTACCACCGTCAGCCAAGATCTTGTCCCATATTTCATTATTATTTATTTTAAGTTTTCTTAATAATTTAACTAACGTAGGATTCTTTCTTATGAATGTTCCTTTTGCTGATTGTTCTGTGAAAACATTTGCAGCCCACGGCTCAATACCCGGTGACACATTGCCGCTGAGCTTACTATTACTAACAGTAGGAGCAACAGCGCGTAAATGAGTATTACGTAAACCAGTTCCAACACACCATAAAGGTTCTCCATATGTTTCTGCAAGTGCCATGCTAGCTCTTTCGCTTTCAATTTTAATCTGACTAAAAATTTTCCTAGTTTCAAACTGAGCAAGTAAACCTTCGAAGCTGATCCCTTTCTCTTGTAGGTAAGTATGCCAGCCCAGTACTCCAAGGCCCAACGCTCTGCCTTTGGTAGCTGAGCGGACCGCGTTATCAAATCCTCGTAAGCCTTTAGCTCGTTGTATAAATTCTTCCATGACTCCATCAAGAAACCATATACTATCATAAATAAGATTTGTACCTTTCCATTCTTCATATCTTGCTAAATTTAAAGATGACAAACAACATACAAAGCTATGGTTTTCATCTGTGTGTAATGTAATTTCAGAACATATGTTAGTCATATGTACTTTTAATCCGTTGTCTTTATAGGCTGGGGGGTTATTCTTATTTGTATTTCCTTTAAAAAGGATATATGGTTCTCCAGTAGCTTTACGCTTTTGAAGTAGTTTTCCCCAACGTTTTCTAGCTTCTCTATCTCCTTGTTCAAGTTTTCGCATGAACTTATCGCCGACAACAGCGCACTGATGCAAGTTAAGTGATTGACGATTGACGTCTCCTTTGGGTTCACGTATTTCGATCCACTCTTCA